CGCCACGGCCGCGGCTGCGTCATTCGATTCGTTTGATGACCGCTACCTTGGGGCAAAGGCTTCCGACCCGGCTCTGGACAATGACGGCAACGCACTGCTGACAGGTGCTCTGTATTTCAACACCACGGTCAGCGAGATGCGCGTGTACAGCGGCTCGGCTTGGCTGGCTGCCTACCTACCGGCCAGTGGGTACCTAGCCCTTTCTGGCGGCATCATGACCGGCGCCATCACATTTGCAGCCGCACAGCTTGTGTCTGTAGCCAACGGCGGTACGGGCTTGGCCACGCTTACAGCCAACAACGTCATTCTGGGCAACGGCACATCAACACCAACCTTTGTAGCGCCAAGCACCACGGGCAATGTGCTGACAAGTAACGGCACGACTTGGCAGTCAACCACTCCAGCGGCTGGCGGCATTACATACACCACCACCAAAACATCCAACTACACCGCCTCTGCCAACGATGGTGTGCTGACCAACACAACTGCCGGGGCGTTCACGGTTAACCTGCCAGCGTCTCCATCCAATGGAGATCAGGTCATCGTTGCTGATGCGGCGGGTACTTGGGGGACAAACAACCTCACCGTAGGGCGCAATGGCAACAACATAGCTGATGTAGCACAGGACTTGGTTTGCGACATCAGCGGGGCGTCTGTTCAGTTTGTCTACAACAGTTCTGGCACAGCAAGTTGGGAAGTGTTTGCACAGATTGGCGGCAATGGCGGCACTGCTGTTACGCTGACCGGGACACAGACTCTCACCAACAAGACGCTGACAGCGCCAACTATCTCATCTGCAAACCTAACAACTGCATTGACCCTTGCTGGAGCAGCAGGCACTAACGGGCAAGTGCTGACAAGTGCAGGGTCTGGCTTGCCTTCATGGACAACGATTTCCTCAAGCCCAACGGTTGTGCGTTCTGCAAGAACCTCAAACACCATACTTGGTACTGCTGATGTAAGCACACTGATTGACATTACCAGCGGCACCTTCAGCCAGACGTTCACGGCAGCGGCAACGCTGGGTAGTGGGTGGTTTTGCTATATCCAAAATAGTGGAACGGGATTTGTAACTTTAGACCCTAGTGGATCGGAAACAATTACCCGAGATGGTGTTGCACATACCACATGGGTTTTGTGGCCTCAAGAAGCGGCTTTGATTATTTGTAATGGCACTGGGTTTTTCTACATTAACTTGCAAAAAGGTCAGGTTGCACAAACAATATCATCAAATGTTACAAGTCTAGCGTTTTCAACTGGTGTGGCGTATAGACCGAGATTAGATATGCTGATTGAAGGTATTTCGGTTGATGCGAGTAACATTTTGGAATTTCAGTTAAACACAACAAGCTCAGATATTTCATCACAAATAATAATAAATAACAGTGCCGTGCAAAGTGTTACTCCTCCAGCGTCTGTTTTTAGATACATGAACAACAGTGTTAGTAGTTGGACACTGAACCAAACAGGTAATAGTAGGCTGTTTGGCAAAATAAATATGGCTTTTGGAAGTATTGGAACTGTAATAGATTCATTTGGGCATCGCACTGTCAGCACTTCAACTCAAGAATATCAATACCATTCTGGTTTTTACGGGTCTATTAACTCCACAAATGTAACCTCATTGGGTTTGTATTACGGAGCAGGAAATCTGACCGGTGGAACAGTAACTATTCGGGAGCTATAACATGGCACAGCAAAAAATGGTTGACGGGGTATTGATTGATTTAACGCCGAGAGAACAGGCTGAGATAGATGCAAAGAAGGCAGCATGGGATGCTGGCGCAGACACCCGCAAGGCCGCAGAGGTTAGGGCAGAGCGCAGTGCCAAACTAGCTGCAACGGACTGGACTCAGGGTGCTGATACGCCCCAAGCCACTAAAGATAAATATGCCCCATACCGCCAAGCACTGCGCGATGTACCAGCACAAGCAGGGTTCCCAAACACTGTCGTTTGGCCCACTCAGGAGTAAGCCATGACAACCCTATCTGACATCATTACACCGACAAACCTCGTCACATTGACGGGAACATCTACGCTTACCAACAAGACCATTGCTTTTGGTAGCAACACCCTGTCTGATGTGGCAAGTCTATCTACAGCCCAGACCTTCACAGGCACAAAGACCTTCAGCGGTACATCAGCTACGCTTGCGATGATTTTGAACGACACGGCAGAGGTGGCAACAGTATCAGCAACAGCGGCTACAGGCACGATCAACTACGATGTCACCACCCAGTCTGTCCAGTATTACACTAGCAACGCATCAGCAAACTGGACTGTCAACTTCAGAGCGTCTAGTGGTACATCGTTGAACACTGCCATGACAACGGGTCAGTCTGTGACTGTGGCTTTCTTGGTCACGCAAGGCTCGACTGCTTACTACAACAATGTGGTGCAGGTAGATGGCACAACAGTGACTCCCAAGTATCAAGGCGGTACAGCACCAGCGGCGGGTAACGCAAGTTCGGTTGACGTCTATATGTACACCATCGTGAAGACGGGCAGTGCGGCATTCACTGTCTTTGCCTCGCAGACCAAGTTTGCATAAGGACTGATATGCCATTAGTACAAACTAGGGGTGCGGCATCAGCCCAAGGTTTTGGTGAGTTTGCACAGGCGACTGTTGCTAACTACATCGAGGACGTGTTCAGCACCTACCTTTATACGGGTAATAGCGGTACACAAAGTATTGTTAATGGAATTGACCTATCTACTAAAGGTGGGTTGGTTTGGGTTAAAAATAGAGGGGTAGATGTAAACCATCAACTTTCTGACACAGTAAATGGGATGACATTTACTAGCGCAAAGTATTTAAGAAGTAATTTGGATTCTGCTATTTCAGATAACGGCCCTAATTTTCAACGGGCTGATAGTGTAGGTTTTACATGGGGGACTGATTCGGCTTCTAGTGGCTTTAATCTAACAGGTAATAATTACGCCTCATGGACATTCCGAGAGCAGCCAAAGTTCTTTGATGTTGTGACGTATACGGGGACAGGTTCTAACACAACTATCGCCCACAGCCTTGGCTCAGTACCCGGTAGCATCATCGTCAAGCGCACAGACACCACAGCAGCGTGGGCTGTCTACCACCGCAGTCTTGCCAATACGCAATACCTTGTTCTAAACACTACAGCCGCAGCAGCCACAGGCGCAACATGGTGGAACTCTACAACCCCCACATCCGCAGTCTTCAGCGTAGGCACTGACGCAAGCGTTAATGCATCAGGCGCAACCTACGTAGCCTACCTATTCGCCCATGACGCAGGCGGCTTTGGCCTGACGGGTACGGACAATGTGATTTCGTGTGGAGGTTATACAGGGGACGAAACAGCAAACAGAGCAATTACATTGGGCTATGAGCCTCAATGGATTCTGTGGAAAAATGCTAGTAACGCTTCTGGCTTGTCAGAAACAAACTGGCAAATTTATGACACTATGCGAGGATGGTTAGGGAACGCAACAGGAACTGGTGGTGACAGCAAATGGTTACAGCCAAATACATCAAGTGCAGAAGGTGGTGAAAACGCTATCGCAATAACTCCTACAGGTATTGCTGTTGGTAGAGCATATGGTTCGCTTACAAATAGGTCTGGCGATACCTACATCTACATAGCCATACGCCGTGGCCCGATGAAAGTGCCTACGCTGGGGACGAGTGTGTTTGGTCTGGATGCATCTTCCGCTGGAGGTTCTGGTGGTGTTCTGGGTGCAATAACAGCAAGTGATCTTGTCATCAACTCGCAACGTGACCCTGCTGCAAACTCGCCATTTGTGTTTATTGATAGGCTAAGAGGTGTTGGGCAACCAAATACAGGATCGACCACACGCGCACTGTATTCAAGCAACACCAACGCCGAAACAACCGTTGACAGCACAAGCACATCTTCAACAGCAGAAGGTGTAAACGGAGCTAATTTAACCTCAAGCGCAGGACGTAGCAGTGCAATTAGGACTGTTCAACAAGGGCCGGGCGGCTCTGTTGCTTACAACCTAATCCGCGCCCCCGGCTTTTTTGATGAGGTTTGCTATACGGGGACGGGGAGTGCAACTACGTTTAGTCATAACCTGACTGTTGCGCCTGAGATGATGATTATAAAGAACAGATCGTCTGCAAGCCATTGGATTGTGTACACGGCAGCACTGGGAAATACAAAGGCTCTTGAATTTACTACATCTGGGCCAACCACAACCGCCGCCTTTTTTAACAATACCTCACCGACTTCTTCTGTTTTCACAGTGAACTCTACAGCTTCAGTAAATGGCAGTGGCAGCAGCCTTGTAGCCTACCTCTTCGCAACCTGCGCCGGAGTCTCCAAAGTTGGCTCATACACAGGCAACGGCACAACCCAGACCATCAACTGCGGCTTCACAGGCGGGGCAAGGTTCGTTCTTATCAAGCGCACTGACTCAACAGGTGACTGGTATGTCTGGGACAGCGCAAGGGGAATCGTGGCTGGTAATGATCCATACCTGCTGCTCAACAGCGCAGCGGCTGAAGTCACGAGTACAGACTACATTGACACAGCATCAACAGGCTTTGAGATCAGCAGTACAGCGCCAGCCGCTATCAATGCTAATGGCGGTTCGTTCATCTTCTTGGCTATATCGTAGGGAACAATCATGCAAATACGTTTACAAACAGGCGCGGTAATGTACGAAGCAGAGTTTCGTGCATACCAAAAAGCCAATGGTGGCCCAGCGTGGGACACAACAACAACCGAGGTCTTGACAGCACTAGGTGCTGATGTGGTCTTTGAAGGCCCACAAGCGACTGGCGGGACGGTCTACCAGTACAGCCAAGCGGCTGGTGTTGAGCAGATTGATGGCAAGTGGTACACCAAGTACATCCTCGGCCCTACCTTCACCGACACAGAAGACACAACTGCTGCCGAGCAAGAGGCTGCTTACAAGGCCAGCAAGGACGCAGAGCAAGCCAAGGCGGTACGCACCAGCCGGGATGACAAGCTGACTGAGACTGATTGGCGGTTTCGCAGTGATATGACACCTT